GACGAGTGGACGTCGCAAGAAACCCGCTGGTTAGACATGGAGAAATGGGACGCCATCGACACGCCGCTTGATTTCGCGGAGCTGGAAGGCGCCAAATGCTACGCTGGGCTTGACCTTGCGACGTCAATTGACATCGCGGCGTTTGTGATGGTGTTTCCGATAGGCGACACATTTCAAGTGTTGCCGTTCTTCTGGATACCAGAAGAGAACATGCGAGACAGAGAACTCAAAGACCGCGTGCCGTATGAACGCTGGGTTCGCCAGGGTTACATGACAGCTACGCCAGGCAATGTCATAAATTACGACATGATAAGGGAAGACATCAAACGCCTGGCTACTAAATACGATATCCGCGAGGTTGCATTTGACCGCTGGGGCGCAACGCAGATAACACAGGAGCTGGAAGCCGAGGGCTTCTGCATGGTTAGGTTCGGGCAAGGCTTCTCGTCAATGAGCCAGCCAACAAAAGAACTTCAACGACTGACCCTTGACAGAAAGTTAATACATGGCAACAATCCAGTTATGCGTTGGATGGCGGATAATCTCATAGTCTCACAAGACCCAACTGGGCGAATCAAACCTAACCGCGCGAAGTCACGCGAAAAGATTGATGGCATTGTCGCGCTGGTAATGGCTCTCGACCGAGCTATGCGCCACGAGTATCAAGCGCACTCAATCTACGAGGACAGAGGACTGGTGATAGTCTAGTGGCATGGGGAAAGAAGAAAGAAAAGAGAACATGGGGAGCGCGTGAAGAAGAGATTTTCAAACGCAGCGCCCTCGAGTTATACGTTGGCTCGAATGCTGGTGTGTCGGTAACGCCTGATAACGCCATGCGCCTATCGGCTGTCTATGCGTGCATTCGCGTCATCGCTGAGTCCGTCGCCACGTTGCCGCTAAAAGTTTACCGCCTTGGAGATGACGGATTACGTCAGGAAGCGCGCGACCACCCATACTGGCGACTACTGCACGAATCGCCAAACGAATTTTTGACGTCAAATCAATTTATCGAAATTATGCAAGCCAATCTTTGCCTCCATGGCAACGCATACGCCGAGATAGAGACCGATAACACTGGCAATGTCGTTGCTTTCTGGCCGATACCAGCAACTAGATGTAATACAATCGACAGGCAGTGGTATTCGCTCAACGTCGGCAACGAGACAAAAGTTCTGCCTTACTATCGCGTGCTGCACATACCAGCCTTATCATTCGACGGCATAAAGGGGCGCTCGCCCTTGCGTGATTGTGCCGAGACAATAGGCTTAGGGCTAGCCGCCGAACAGTATGGCGCGCAGTTCTTCGGCAGTAACGCGATACCGCCGCTTGTTCTAAAACATCCTGGCATACTATCGGATGAGGCACGCGAGAACCTCGGCAAGCAATGGCAAAACGCATATGCTGGCTTGACAAAGTCCCAAAGGGTGGCGGTTCTCGAGGAAGGCTTGGAGATTGAGCGTTTATCTGTCCCTCCAGAGGATAGCCAGTTTTTGGAGACCCGCAAATTTGAGGTCGAGGAAATTGCGCGAATCTTCCGAGTGCCATTACACAAAATCCAGCACCAGGAGAAGTCGACTAGCTGGGGAAGCGGAATTGAGCAACTAAACACTGCATTTGTAACAGATACACTGCGACCGTGGCTTGTCCGTTGGGAGCAAATTCTAAACCGAAAATTATTTGATGGCACGCCATACTTCGCAGAGTTTGAGCTTCAGGGTTTGCTACGCGGCGATTCGGAAGCTCGCTCGAAATACTACAAAGAGATGTTATGGCTTGGTGCAATGAGTCCAAACGAGATAAGGCGACTTGAAAACATGGCGCCTATTGACGGAGGTGATAAGTATTATATACCCCTCAATCTCGTTTCTACCTCGAGCGACATAACGTCCGAAAGCCCCGCCCAGCTAGAGGGCATGAGAGAAATGCGGACAGTCAATAAACGCTCGAGGCGTCAAGGCGCTATGCTTCGTAAGCGTGTGCGCGAATCATACGTCGAGCCGATGAGAGCCACGTGGACGGAAATTTTCCGAGGAGAAAAGCGAAATGTCTTATCGTCTTATAAAAAGTTAGGCGACAACAAGCAGGCTTTCGCCCAGTGGTTGGATGACTTCTACCGCAATAAGCACCAGGAGTTTATCTCGAAGAAAATCACGCCGATATATACATCGCTAGCGCAGGCGATAATTCCACTTGCAAGTGAAGAGGTAAACGCAAAGCTAGAAGACGAGCAGGCTATTTTCGCCAATGTCGCCGAGCATGTATCGGCTACTGCATATCGCCAGGCTATAATGAGCAAGAAGGCTATTGAGGCGATTTTGTCAGGTCTTCGTCACGAGAGGCAAGGTCTCGATGGCTACGACGAGGAAGAGGAGTTAGAGGAAATGCTAGATGGGTTTGTCACAGAGCGTCCAGTGCGCGTCTCGGCTGATGAGCCAGTATCTGTTGAGGGCATGGTTGCGAAGACCATATTTGTAGCGAGCGGAATAATCTATCTCTCGTGGGCAGCTATGGGAGACAAGCCATGTCCATATTGTGAAGAGCTGGATGGCACAATAGTTGGCACCGAAGACCCGTGGGTGAGCTACGGGCAAGGGGTCGAGGCTGGCGGCGAAACCATGACGCCAGACCATAACATTACATACCCGCCATTACACCCAGGCTGTGCGTGCTCGATTTTGCCAGCATAAGGGAGGTTAACATGACAGTAATACCATATAAAAAGTATCCACTAGCAGAAGAAGACGCTCCATGGGATGGACCGCGAGAGGTCGCGGCGGCAGATGTCGAAGACTTGAAAATTATGTGCACATTCTATCGCAGTGAAGACCCCGATGTTAAGTCGTCATATAGCCTGCCTCACCACAGGCAGAAAGATTATTACACAGTATGGCGCGGGGTTGCTGGTTGCATGGGAGCCCTGCTAGGCGCGCGCGGTGGCGTGAACATACCTGACCAATATCGCAAAGGTTGTTATAACCATATTGCCAAGCATTACGCAGATTTCGACAAGGAGCCCCCAGAGTTCAAATCGCTTGATTCTGCCCGTGAGGTTCGCTCGTGCGAAATGCAAATGCGCGCCGAGAAAATGGATAGCGGAATGCCTAAACTTGTCGGCTATGCGGCAGTATTTAACAAGCGCAGCGAAGACCTTGGTGGCTACACGGAGACGATAAAGCCAGGCGCATTTACGGAGTCTCTCAAGCGCGGCGATGACGTATGCGCACTCTGGAACCACGATAGCAACTACGTTCTCGGAAGGACAAAAAACGATACGCTTTTACTTGACGAGCGCAATGACGGTCTCTACTGTGAGATAACGCTTCCCGACACCAGCATAGCGCATGACGCCTTGACGCTCATTGAGAACGGCTATGTCAATCAGATGTCATTCGGCTTCATGATTGACGAAGAAAAATGGAATGATAGTTTCACCGAACGCGAGATTGTTAAGGCTTCGCTGTTCGATGTCTCACCAGTAGCATATCCTGCTTACCCGCAAACAAGTGTCGGCGTAAGCAGAAGTTTCATGCTTTCGATTTACGACCCGCCCGCGAAACCAGTGATTGAGCGAGCGAACAACATTAGCAACTGGCTAGAGTTAGTCAAACGATTTTAGGAGGTTAGAATGATTGATATAGACAAACTTAAAAGAGACCGCAATGAGCTTCTCGAACGGTCGAAGGCAATGCTCGAGGCTGCAGAGAAAGAGAATCGCAATTTCTCGGAAGCCGAAGAGAAAGAATTCCGCGAGACGATGGATAACATTGACAGCCTTGGTTTCAAGATTGAGGCAGAGGAGAAAATCCAGAGCCTTGAGCTGAAGAACCAAACGCCAGCACCGCCTGAAGGCGATGGCGAATTTCGCTCTCTCGGCGAATTCATCAAGACGGTTGCGACGAACCCATCGGATTCGCGCCTCAAGAGAGACGCTTCCGAGCAATCGATGGGGACGCCTGCGAAGGGCGGCTATCTAGTGCCAGAGAAGTTCTCGGCTATGATAGACGCCGTGGCTGCTGAGTCGGCTATCATCCGCCCACGCGCTACCGTAATTCCACCTGGCGACCAGCCAGACGCGGTGAATCATATACCGTGCCTGGATTACAGCGGCGGCAGAAACGCTGGCGTATCGGTAAGCTGGATTGGCGAAGCAGACGCCAAGCCGCAGACTGACGCGACGCTCACCGAAATAAAGCTCGAGCCTTTCGAGCTGGCTGCGCACGTAGTTGTCACCGACAAGCTGCTTGCGAATGCTCCGCAGGTTGAGGCAGTGCTTCGCGACCTGCTCGCTCGCGCGATAGTGTCCGCCGAGGAGACTGCATTTCTCCAAGGCGTTGGCACAACCCAGCCAACTGGCATAATCGGAAACGCGGCAACGTTGGAAATTCCGCGCACCACTGATGGCAGCATATGCTACACGGATATCGCTAACATGGTTGGTAGCTCAATCGGCACCAATCGGATATTCGTCGCCAGCATAAGCGCGCTGCCCCAGCTGATGACAATGGAGGATACCGAAGGTCATCTCGTCTGGGTGCCGAATGCCGCTCAGGGATTCCCTGGAACGCTCGCTGGAATTCCAGTAATGCTCTCGGAGCGT